GGGGTACCGGGACAGAGCCCCCGCCTCGTAGTTCTGGATGGTAGGGAGGACAACGTGACAGACAAAGACGAAGAGGCCTTGGTTGAGATTGATTTTGTGGATATGCTGGACGAAGAGGACGCGCGCGAAAATGCGGAATGGCTCCATCGTTCCGAGGAACAAGAGGAGGCGACTGCGGCCTACAGGGAGTTTCACGAGCGTTTGCAAGAGGGCGACTGATGTACTATCCCGACCTAACCTGGACCATCACACCGCGCTATGATCTCATCGTCCTGCCCACCAACAAGGGCAAGGCGGAGGCCTTTGTGCTGAACCCGCGCGGGCTATGGGTGAAGGGTGGGCCGGGGTCGGGCAACTGGGGCCATGTCGGTGTGCCGGGCAACCGAGGGGGTAGTGCCCCAGGGACGGGGAGTCCCTCGGCCAAGGTGCGCCTGTCGCGCCATGCTTTCCAGCGCATGAAGGAACGGCGCAAGTTTAAGTCTGTAGAGGATGCGCTTACAGGGCTGGAGGGGAAGGACCTTCCCGAGGAGAAGTGGTACAAGGAGTTGCGGTTCAGGGGCAAGCTTGACGGGTTCATCGTGGGCGAGGGGCCGGTCGTCAAGACGGTGCTGGATAAGTGGTACAACAACCGGCGCGACAAGATGGGGCAGCAGATTAAGGCGTGGCTGAAGAGGTTCTTTAAGGGTGGGCCTGGGTCGGGCAACTATGGGCATCGAGGAGTACCTGGGCGGAGAGGGGGGAGCCTTCCCGCCCTATCGAGCCAACCTCTGCCTCCATCCGCGTTGTCTGAAGAGATGGGGGTGCCCCTATATGAGGGTGGTGCTCTGGTAGATTACGAGAAGGCTATTATTGGAGAGGCTCTTGGGCCTGAGTTTGCTGAGAAAGAGGTGCGGGTTGTTTCTGGCGAGGAGATTGACGACCACCTCCAGAGTATAGAGAAGACTTCCGGGGCACATATTGTCGGGGTGCTGACGAGCGACGGCGAGCTTCTTGTTCGTGACGAGCTGCCTATAGGGACAATAACCCACGAGCTTGTGCATGCTGCGGGCATTGACTTGACCAAGGGGTCCCCCGCGTTTGTGGAAGGTCTTACCCAAGCCCTCACAGAAGAGATTTGTCCTCGCGCTTTCAAGACCTACCAGCAGGAGGTGTCCTATGTGCGAGACAAGCTTGCCCCCCTGACGGGTATGTCCGTTAGGGAGCTTGGGACGGCGGTTATTAAAACGGACAATGCCGCCAAGCTGATTGGGGAGCGTATCTTTGCGCGTCACGGCCAACACTTTTCGGACGAGGCTGACTGGGGACGGTGGACACCGGAAAAAATCGCCGGTGACTTTGGCCGCAGCTTTACTGACGTGTTGAGCAGTGGACATTCCGTATATGGTGACTATTTGGTTGGCGAGGTGGGGGTTCTGGGTAAGGCCGTTGACGGCATGCCAAGGTCGGTGGTTATGTTCCGCAAGAACGCTGAGGGGCACGCAGAGTTTATTGAGGTGCTTGGAGGAGTCACTCGGGTCAGCCGGGCCGAGCTTGGGGAGGGGGAGTGACGGCTGAACATTGCGAGGCGTGTGGTGGACTTATTCGCAACCGGCGGGTGAGTGTTTACTGGGAGAAGGCTATCGTGCAGGGCGAGCGTGGTGCCATGTGGGACGTGCCCAAAAAGCTGTTTTTCTGCTCGACCCATTGTTTGGTTTCGTGGGCTCAACAGAAGCACGTGGATAGGTAGGGAGGGGAGAGTAGTGGGTAAGCGCCGATTCCGCCTGAGTTACTACATGTTGGCCCGCATGTTGCGGCTGCCGCCCGACGTGACCATCACAGATATTCGTGCGCTGCCTGAGTATGTGGGTGGGATGTGTGACGTCTACTGTAGCAGCGAGCGCCTTTCAGAGCGTCCGCCGGATGAGATCGTAGAGCACATAGACGTTTATGGCAGGCTAGGACTGGAGCCGTATGTCAATCTGAGGCGCATGGTCCCCACTCCTGCCGAGGAAGCCGTGTTTCAGTGCACGGAGCACGGCTCAATGATGCGCTATCAGGATGGTATTCTGGTCTGCGCGTTATGTGGCTGGCCTATGGAGTAGAGGGGAAGTCATGAGGGGAGTATTGGCAGCGGTCATTGTGTGGCTGCCCTTGGTGTTCGGTCCGGGGCGTGCGTCCGTAAGGGGTGGGGCTGAGTGGGGATTGTACAGGAGTCGCCCCTTGGTTGTTGAGGCCATGCAGAGCGAGCAGTGGAGTGTTGTTCCTACTGTGGGTGGGTACAAAAAAATTGGCCCAGGCGAGTGGCTTGTATTGGTTGTGCGCGATGCAAAATCCGAATATCACATTCTGTCGGACGCTGATTTTTGTTGGGGTTATGAGGCGATTGAGTAGGGAGGTACGTGGGTGGTAAGGGCTTCTCTTGAGGCGAGTCTTACGCGAGCCAAGGCGGCTCTTACTCAGGAGGCGGTGGACCGGTATTGTGCCATCGTTGACCTGGACCCCATGTCTGTGGGTGAGTTCCGCGAGTGGTTCGAGGACGATACATGGGAGGGGCTGACCCAACTCTTGTGGGTAGAGCAGGAGGAGCCAAACGAGGGCAAGGCAACCCCTTGGGAGTATCGCGCGCAAGTATTGAACGTTGCTGATTCCCACGAGGAGGAGTTGGGCGACGCGACCAGGCGGGCTCTCTACAAGGATATGCGGGCCATCCTGGCTATGCTGTCTGAGGTGCGTGAGAAATCACTCCACCTCAAGGCCTCACTCGACTGGCAGACTTTTGGCGAGCTCTATCGTAAGTATTTGCTGGAGAAGGCGGGGGATAACTGGCGCGAGGAGTTTCTCCCCGGTATTCGGGCCGTCATTCGCGGGCAAGCGGATGTGCTCCAGTCAACCCTCGGGGCACGGTTCAACGTGGCGAACCTAGATGCGGCCGAGTGGTTCAACGATTATACAACGACCTTTGCCCAGCCGATCAACCAGACCACACACGATGGCCTCGCCCTGATGCAAAAGCACGCCATTGTCGAGGGGTGGTCTGTCAAGATGATGCAGGACCGCCTGACAACCTTATTCGAGCAGTGGATGGATGGCGACAAGACGCGTGAGGATTTCACCTGGTACGAGGAGCGCATGCCGGAGTATCGGCGCGAGCTCATAGCGCGTGACCAGACTATGAGGGCCAGTCATGCAGGCTCGTATCATCTGATGCGTGAGTGGGGCGTGCAGCGCAAGACGTGGCTGGCCTCAATCGACGGGCGGGAGCGCCCGGAACACGCCCAGGCGATGTACGAATATTCGGAGGGGGGTGTGCCAGGCCCCATCCCCATGGACGCCCCCTTCAAGGTGGGGGGTGCCGAGGTCGGATTCCCAGGCGACGACTCTCGTGGTGCCCCCCTCGAAATGGTCATACAGTGCCGGTGTGTGATGCTCCCCTATGGTATCACGGAGCGCGAGCGCATTACTGAGGGAAGCAAGGCTGCAGGCCCACCGAACAGCACGGAGGGGCGCGTCAACAAGGATGCCGTCTTTGGCCGTCGCGAGCAGATGTATATGCCCCTGGACTATGAGCGCATGTGTGCTATGGGCTCTGACGGGCGGGTTGTCACGGAGCGTGCGGGCGAGGCAACGCAGGTACGGCTCACCCCCGAGGAGTTGCGAGGCCTTGCCGGGGGATACATTCTGCACAATCACCCATCGGGGCGCGGGCTCAGCACGAGTGATGTGACCATGGCCCTGCACTATCGTGTCAAGGAAATGCGGGTATCCGGCCAAGATGCCGCTGGCCAGAAATGGCGCTACTCGTTCACGAACAACATGCAAGACCGGGGTCTATCGGCAGAGGACAATCGGAATATAGCCGAGATCATCGTGGGCTCGCGTGGCCTGGTCAAGCGCCAAGACATCAAGGCTATCTTGTCTGGCGAAATGACCTTTTCCGAGGCCAATGCCAACCACTGGCACAAGGTGTGGAGTATGGCCACGCGAGCCATGCGCAAAATTGGATACGACGTCAGCTATCGGCGGCTTTCTCTAGAGTAGGCTCCTCTTCCTTGACCAGTACACCTGTCCAGTGTGCAACGGCATACTTGGCTGCCTCCCAAGGGTTGCTCGCGTGCCCCGTCCACTCTACAAGGTCTGGGAGCTCCGTAAAGCCGCGCCACGTTCGGGTTATGGTTAAGTATGTCCTGGTGTAGGGGTTATCCAATTTTACAAGAACCTCTAGCGAGTATCCCCACTCTGGCCCTCGATGAGCGAAAGTGTATACTGTGGCGGACCCTTTGCTCACGGGCAATACGGCCTCGTTATCTCGCTCCCTACGCGTTCTTATGGCCACCTGACCACCTCTCTAGAAGATTCTTGGCAACGGTCTGAGTGTATCCCCTGTCCTCGTAGGCCTGTGCCGCAAACTCGTATGCCTTTTCCGCAATGTTGGAGCCGGGAGGGGAGATGCCGCCGTACAGCTCGCATTTCTCCTCCCCAAAGAACACAACGACGGCGCTGTAGAGTTCGTCGTAGTTGGGGCCTACCTTTCGTGTGATGAAAACAACCGCCTCCGGGACCTGCACACCGATGGGGCTGAACCGGAAGGCCTCCGCCGGTTCGCGCCCATCGCAGCACAGTGGCAAGACATCCTCCTCCATGTCCCGGAGTGTCTCCTTGGGAAAACCCCAAGCGCCGAGCCCCTGTTCCTCGTGCGCATACGCCATACCGTCAGCCATCACAAGTCCTCCTCTGCCATTCTGCGAACCTCCGCCACAACGCGCGCCACCAGCATGTCCACAAAGGCGTCGGTGGGGGTGGGAACCTTCGTCACCTGGCCCCACTCTGGACACACATGCGCCTCTATTGTGTCCTCCGCAAAAGCGCCGATGTCGGATACCTGGACAATGGGGTGGGAATGCGTCTCGGAACACTCGCTACAGACCCAATCTACCCGCCACCCCTCTCGGTACCCCTGGAAGACAATGCTGGTGTATCCGCCCATGGAGAAATGTACGTCGCCGCTGGCGCTATCATAATAGCCACCCTCAATGGACAGACCGAACAGAGCCCGAAATGCCTTTGCGGCTCGTGAAACTTTCGTCTCGGCCCAGTCGGCCTCCTTGGCGATTTGTGCCGCTTGTTCCGCCCGGCGCTTGGCCAACGCTGCGTCCCAAATGTGCCCGTTTTGCATCTCCGCCTCCCGTGCGGACTTGGGGAAATTTCGTGATTTTTTTTGCAAAAATGGCCAAGGGGATTTGTTTCCCTTGGCCACTTGGCCTATAGGACGGTGATGCGCTCGCGGGGTGTTTTGTCTTCCCATGGCGCATAGTCCACGTGGATATTGACACCGAGCATCTTGCCCGCTTTGACGATACCGTTACAAAATGATCGGCAATAGCGAGCGCTTTGCACTAGTGCCTCGTATGTTGTCTTGTCTACGTCTTTGACGAGCGCCGCTTGAGCTAGCTTGTCGTCTCGGAACAAAAGCTCGCCCCGTAGTGCGTCAACTAACTTGTGCGTGATTTCCGCCTTTGTCATCGTTGCCTCCCCTTGTGCTATTATGGTTTGGGCTTTGTGCCCGTGCGCGAGCCTTGCGGCTCGCTAGTCTATACGCTCGAAATTGCCACCGACCCGCATCCGCCAAATCCCACCGTACCATTTTGTGCCCCGTACCCGGCGAACCGCATCCGCGAACACTCGTGGATTTTCGGTTGACCATGTTCCGGGACATTTGAACCCGCGTATCCATTCCCATCCGGCGGACCGGAGACGCGCGCCTTCCCGATACCCTATGCCCGTGATGGAGTATATTCGTCGCGGACCGTCTTGGATACCGAACCCGATTTGTTGGGTTTCCATTTTGTGCCTCCCCTTGTCTTGACTATACCCCTATTATAGCACATACCGCAAGCCTTGTCAAGGGCCTATCCGTAAACGTTCCGTAAATTCCGGGCGCGTTCCGCCTCGCGTTCTAGAATCGCCCTACCCCATTGCGGGTTGTCTCTAGCAATGGACACAAAAGCATTGACGATACCGACGGTGTCACGGGCGAGCCTACCGAGCGCTCGCCTTGTGTCGTTGTCTTTCAATAGGGCTTCAATTTCATCTATGGGCATGCCGCCTTGCGCGAGCGCGTCAAGCATCATACCCCGAGCCGCCTTTGTCTCGGCGATTGTAGTCATTTGTGTTATCCTCGTTTCTTGACGGTAACCGTCATTTTTTCATAGTTGATTTCGACGCGAAACCCGAGCGCATAGGCTAGTTCGGTAATGCCGCCGAGCGTTGTGTCGTTCCAATTTTGCATGTGGACAAAATAGTCAATTCCCTCCCACGTTCCGTTCTCGCGTGCCAAGGTGATTTTGTCGCCATAGTCTCGAATCTTTTGTAGGCGGTATAGCGTTTGCTCGCGAATCTTCTCGGCCATTTGTGCGTTTGTCATCGTTGCCTCCCCTTGTCTAGTGTGACTCTAGTATAGCACATACCGCAAGCATTGTCAAGAGCCTATCCGTAAACGTTCCGTAAATTCCGGGCGACTAGTCGCCCATGCGCGAGCCTATCGGCTCGCGAGACGCTCGACCGCGATGTCAAGCGCGTCGGGCTCGGTGTCGGTGTTGTCAATAATCCAAATCTTGTCTATCGGGTCGAGAACCGGCTCGTTACGGACGATGGATAGCTCGTGCTCCACAAGATTGTACTCGTATATGGCCGCCTCGTGCGCGATGTAGGCTCGGTGCATTTCGATTTCATACTCAACGCTCGTTGGGTCGAGCGTTCCTCGCTCGACGCGTGCCGCCAATTCTTGTTGCTCGACGCGTGCCGCGGCGATGCGTCCATTAATGGAGTCTAGAACGCGTGCCCACCGCTCGACGCGTGCCGTTTTGCTTTCTCGTGTCATCATCTTGTGCCTCCCCTTGTCTTGACTATGCCACCATTATAGCACATACCCTTGCCCTTGTCAAGGCCTATCCGTAAACGTTCCGTAAAAAGTTCTTGACGCGAGCGCTCGACCACGCGTCAATTTTCCGTCAAAATTGGGGCTTGACAAGGCGTGCGGTATGTGTTATAATGGTGGCACGCTAGTCAAGGCAAGGGAGGACAAATGGACTATTGGACGGCGACGCGCGCAAAGGTCCTTCTTGACGGGTTGTGGGCGCAAGTGACCCACGCCGAGGACAAGGGCGATGTTGACGCGGAGGACATTGCGTCAATGTATGTTTTCATCGCCGAGTCGGCGTTCAAGGCACGCGGGTTTAAGATGATTGCGCCTCACGACGCAAACGCGTTTGGGTGCGAGACCTATGACGTTTGGCGTCCGGGCTCGTATCGTGGGCTCGACGCTCGCAAGGCCTAGCCTTGCGCAAGGCTCGCAAGGGCGAGCCGACTCTAGACACAAGGAAACAAAAGAAATGGACACCGAGCGCGTGATTTGGGCATGGGGTGATGTGACAGAGAATCGCGACGGCGACGAGTATAGAATCTTCTCGTGTGCCGTGTGTTACGATGACGGCGAGCCTATGGGGAAGATATACACTAGTACGAGCCGCGAGCGGATTGTAGGGCTCGCTCGTAGAATGGCAAGGGACCGGCGCTTGCCACTGGAGATTGATATAGCGCCGTAGGGAGGAATCATGTAGTCTATAGCTAGGGACGGCGCCTTCGGGTTGCCCGAAGGCACAACGGGAGGCATGTGGCCTGGCGGGCCGAAAAAGCCTCCCGTTTGTTTCTATCATAGGAGGAATAATGACCACCGACGTTGGCCGAATTGACTACGCCTCCGCGCGTCTCACCGAGGCATGGACGTATACCACTATAGCGCTTTGTGCCTTGCGCGACGCGGAGCGGAATCTAGAGGCAGTGGGCTATGACACCCGCCGGGTCCGCGAGGAAATTCGCCGGATAATTGCCGAGCTAGAGATGGCCTGGACGGACGATGCGCGTGCGGAGCTTGACGCCCTTGAGGCGGATGTGGCAGAGGACATGCGCCGGGAGGATGGTGATGATAGGTTCTAATGGAATTGAGTGGACACTGCGCCCCACGCCTGACCGGCGGATAACGCACTATGAGCTTGTGCACCTCGGCAGCGGTCGGGCGGGCGAGGTGATGGTGACCTTTCTTGGAATCTGTGCAGAGGCCCCGCGTTTCTACGTCTATCGGGTTTGGTGGCTGGAGCCGGGCGCGATTGTGCCGCGCGTTTTTCGTATCCCCGCCAACTCGGCTCAGGAGGCGGCGTTCCATGTTATACGTGATGATGTGAAACGCTGGATAGAGGAGGACGAGCGTGAACCTAGCGGGTGACCGAGACCGTTCAATCTGGCGCAGGCGCTATTATGTTGTGTCCGATGGAGGTGGCCCTTTTGTGGCCCAGGGCACCGAGCTTTCGCCTGACTTGACGGTGCATTATATCGCGGGTACCATGGACGAGGCGCGGCAGTTCATAGCGGGGGGCAGATGTGGGGATAGAGTTTCGACAGGGCGACGTGATAGAGGTTCTTCAGGAGTATGAGGACGAGTCTTTTGTGGCGTGCGTCTGTGACCCGCCCTATGGTCTCAATTTCATGGGAAGAACCTGGGACCATGGTGTGCCTGGGGAGGCGTATTGGCTTGAGGTGTTGCGCGTTCTCAAGCCGGGGGGTGTTTTGCTGGCGTTTGGTGGGCCGCGCACCTTTCACCGCCTGATGTCGGCCATAGAGGATGCAGGATTTGATCTGTGCGACACCCTATGCTGGTTACAGGGCCAAGGCTTGCCCAAAAGCACCAATATCAGCAAGCGCATAGACAAGGAGGCCGGGGCCGAGCGTCCAGTGGTGGGTACGTGGAAACCAACCGGTACGGCTCGCCCAGCTCCCGGACGTGGCCACAGTGGCAAGCGAGCGGGACAAGGCCCCGACCCAAACAGGGTGCCTCTGGGGACTTTGCTTCCCATCACGGCCCCAGCGACGCCTGACGCCCATACTTGGGACGGGTGGGGTACGGGTCTTAAGCCGAGCTGGGAGCCTATCGTTTTGGCCCGCAAGCCCCGCCAAGACACCTATGCTCAAACGGCCATAGAGCATGGGTCCGGCGCATTGTGGATAGAGGGGACCAGGGTAGGGAGTGAGGAGCGCACTTACCACGGTATGAGTCAGGCTAGCAAGGGGAAGGGGGTATTTCGTGATGACAACTGGGACGCCAAAGATATTGAGGTGACTGTGCGGGGCCGATGGCCTTCCAACTTGCTGTTGTCCCATAGCGCCGGATGTGCCCCACAGACGCAACCATGCCCCAACTGTGGGGGGCGTGGACATATCAGGGGGGAAATGCCCCCCTTTAAGGCTAGCTGGGAGGAGTGGTACGCCAAGACAAAGGATTACGGCGGGACGCGTGAGGAGTACGACAAGCTAAAGCAGGGCGGAATAGGGATTATCTCCTGCGAGTTATGTGGTGGGCGCGGCTCCGCGCCCGTGGTTGTCCGTATGTCAACCACAGGCAAGTGGAATCGCACCGACGGCATGAGGCCGTTCAACAACGAGGGCAGGCCGACGGGCTATCACCCCTGGGGGCCAAAACACGAGGATATTGAGCAGTGGGACTGTGAACCGGCCTGCCCATCGGCGATGATAGGCGATTCCGCACATTGGTTTCCCAGACTTGAGTTGTGTGGTGACGATTTTCTTATTGAGCGGTTTCTGTTTCAGAAGAAAGCGGATAGGGCCGAGCGCGAGGCGGGGCTCCACGACCGTGAGCCGACACGGGGACATGCTGCCTATGGTGATATGAAGGGCACGCCGGAGCATGCCCCTAACACCACAGGGGAGGTGCGCAACCCGCACCCTACGATCAAGCCGCTTGCTGTGTGTCGTTGGCTTGCTCGCTTGTGTCGCCCACCGGAGGCCTACCTTGACGAGGCCCGCTTGCTGGTGCCTTTCAGTGGCACGGGAAGCGAGATAATAGGCGCCTTACTTGCGGGATGGCGGAACATAACGGGTATAGAGATCAGCGAGGAGTATCTAAGTTTGGCCGAGGCACGTCTTGGGTGGTGGCAGTGGGCCATGGAACATACCAAGCTTGACGACCCCGCCGCTATCCTGAGGGAATCAAAGGACCAAGAGAGGTTATTGTGAGCAAGCTCGCAACGGTTACGCCAGTGTTTTCCTTTCCCACATGGTATGTGCCCGACATTCGAGACAAGCTAGTACAGGTATATATAGTACACTGCTCAGGGTGCTCGGGGGTGTTCCTTTTTGAGCCACCTATCGCCACCCGGTGTCCTGTTCTTGTTGAGTGCCCATGGTGTGAGGGACAACTTGCTTGTGCGGAGGTCAGTTTACAATAGGAGGCATTATGCCTGTCATAGATGACCGTGAGGTTGAGGAGTCCGTATACAGTCCGACGTGTATCTTTTGTGCGCATTGGGACCAGTTCGCGCACCGGCAATGTGCCGCCTTTCAGGAAATCCCACTGGAGATATGGGAGGCGGAGAATGCGCATCGCGAGCCATATCCCGGCGATCAGGGGATTCAGTTTGCTCCACTTGAGGACGAAAGAGGATAGCTTGCAATTGTCACGCGCTTCTGCTATAATGTGATTATGGTAACGTTGGAGCGCGTCGAGGTGGGGCCACACGGAGAAGGCATGGAGTTGCTGTGTCAGCGACTAGCAGAGGGGTTTGAGCTGCTAACCGTGACCAGCAGGAGGCGTTATGATGTCTTCTACCTACAACGAGCCGAGGCGGAAGCGCCCGCCAGGCGCAGAACAAGAAAGGCACCCCAAGAAGCAGCCGACGAAGGTTGATTCTCTTCCCGATGAACTGGGTAAGGATCGTGTCTTAATCGTTATTCGCTAGAGAACAGAATAGAGCGTCCGTCTAGAGACGCCCCTTCTAGTGCCCGCGAGGCACCTGGAGGGGTGTTTTGCTGTGTGGGAGGCAAGCATGGGTGACCGCGAAACAAAGGCAATTCCCTTTATCGTCAAGGCATTGGACGAGGAGGGGCGAACCTTCGAGGGTCTTGCGGCAGCGTTCGGTAACCTAGATCGCGTGGATGATATTATCCACAAGGGCGCCTTCACCAAGACTCTGGTAGAGCGTGGTGATAGGGTCCGCTTTCTTTGGCAACACGACCCGCGTGAGCCCCTGGGCAAGATCAAGGCGATGCGCGAGACGCCCGAGGGGCTGGAGATTGCCGGAGTTGTCAGTGAGACGCGACGCGGCAAGGATGTGCTGGCCCTCCTGAAGGACGGGGCGATTGAGGGGCTCTCTATTGGATACGAGCCCCTCGTTTACGACTACAGCCATGAGGGCGAAAAGGACGTTCGCCACTTGCGCGAGGTTCGTCTGCACGAGGTCAGTGTGGTTACCTTCCCCGCCAACGAGGAGGCCCGCGTTACTGCTGTGAAAGAAGACGAGCCGGAAGAGGACAAGGCTGAGGGCGAGCCGACCAAGCGAGCGGCAGGCCAAGACCTCCCCGCCTCTAGTTTTCTGGTGGTTGAGGACGAGGACACCCCGAGCACGTGGCATCTTCCAGTCAGAGACGCAGACGGCAATCCGGAGCCCCGGCTTTGTGGCGCTGCGTGGGCGGCTTTGCATGAAGGCTCCCGTGGCAACGTCTATGAGGGGCCGGACAAGGAAGGGGCTATTCGCGAACTGACCCGGATATACAGAGAGGAGCTCGAACGCGAGCCGCCGGGCCAAGAAGAGGAAGAGGGCGACAAGCAACAGCCTATGTCGCTTGTGCTGGACGAGGATACCATTCGCGTTGTGGTGGCGGACCCTGACACGCTCGATGCTGATGGTTTTCGCACCGTGGAGCTGGCCCAGGGCATCAACGCTGTGGTGGGCCGCAAGGATAACGCGTCCATGGTGCAGTGTTTTGTGTTTGACCGCGAAGCGTACACGCCCGAGCAGGCCGGTGATTGGGTCAAGAGTCGTGGGGCCGACCCCAAGGCTCTGGCAGAGATCATGATGGCTCAACTCTGGGGCAAGGGCACCCCCGCGCCTCTGTCTGAGGTCTATGTACAGACAAAGGCGGGCCGTGTTCTTTCTCAGATCAATCGGTCCCTGATTGGTCGTGTGACTCGCGAGGTACGAGAGGCACTAGCCGCGCTGGAGGAGCTTTACGAGGCAACTGCACCTCTATCCTCGGACACGGAGTCCGAGGAGGAGGCCGCAGAGGACGCCGGGCCGGGGAAGAACGCCCCACCCACGTATCCCGAAAGCGACCGCAAGGAGCTGCTGGCCGCCATAGAGAACGGAATGCTATCTCTGGGAGAATTGGAGGTTCCCAATGGATAGGAAAGCTATGATCGCAGAGGCCAAGGGTCTCTATGAGCAGTGCCGTGCCATTCTTCAGTCGGATGAGCCGACTGCCGAGGATATTGAGAAGGTTCCGCGCATGCGCGAGCGGGCGGAGGAGCTGAAGGCTCGGCTTTTGCAGATGGACGAGATCGAGGCGGCCGCAGCGGCTATTGCGAATGTGCCGCAGGCCCCACTAGCGCAGACGCCAAACGTAAAGGACAACTTCGAGACGTTTGGCGGCTTTCTGCATGCTGCCTGGAAGGGCATGAACCCGCGTTTTGCGAAGGAGCCTTTCCATGGCGCGTTGCGCTGGTACGATGAGGTCAAGGACGTTATCGTTGACACAAAGGTCATGGTCGAGTCTGTGGGCGCGAGCGGAGGTTTCCTTGTGCCGCCCGAGCACCGTACCGACCTTCAGTCGGCGATTGGTGAGATGGCCATTGTCCGACCGCGCGCCCAGATCATCCGTATGGCGCGTCGTCAGGTAACGATGCCCGTTCTGGACCAGACGGGGACAACCGCAGGCCGCACCCACTGGCACGGTGGGCTTGTCTTCTACTGGACCGAAGAGGCCGCATCCAAGACCGCCTCTGATGCCTCTTTCCGTGACCTGAGCCTTGTCGCGCACAAGCTGATTGGCTACACGCAGGCATCCGACGAGCTTGTAAGCGATAGTGCCATCAGCCTTGAGGACTTTTTCCGTGGACCGATGGAGTATGCGGGAGGCGTGGCCTGGACCGAGGACTATGCGTTTCTCCGAGGTACCGGCGCGGGCCAGCCGCTTGGCATCATCAACGCGGGTGCGACCATCACCGTCAACCGCACGGCGACCATGGATGTGCAGTACGGCGACCTGACCGACATGCTGATGAACTTCATGCCCAACCGAATGGGCGTATGGATCATCAGCCAGTCGTGTATGGCGCGTCTGCTTGAGGAAGAGGACACCGCTGGCAACCTAATCTGGGGCGATATGAGTACCGGGCGACCGAACACATTGCTCGGTATGCCGGTCGTCTTTTCGGAGAAGGTGCCGACCCTCGGCACTGCTGGCGACGTCGTTCTCGCCGACTTTTCTTACTACGTCATTGGCGATCGTCAGGCGACGACCATCGAGTCTACGCAGTACGATGCGTGGTCTCAGGACAAGACGAGTTGGCGTGTCGTGCATCGTGTGGATGGCAAGCCTTGGATGAGTGCTCCCTTCACTCTCTCTGATGGCACGAGCCAGGTGTCGCCGTTCGTCATCCTTGGCGACAAGACCACGTAGGCTGAGTAAAGGAGGTATCTCATGAGCTACACTGAGCGTTTTTCTGAGCGGCACGCCCTGTTGGCGAGCATCGACCCTGCATCCTACAATACGGAGCAGAATACCGGGTACGTGTCGTTGGCGAACTATGCGCGCGCCTTTGTCGAGATCGGCTGTGGCGTCATCGGAGGCAACCTAGACGTTGACGTGGAGCAGGCTTCCGACACGAGTGGCACCGGGGCCAAGACGTTCGACAGCGGCGGCCACGACATGACCAAGACGGCCACCACGGACAACAACACCGTCTCTGGTATCGAGATCGAGACGGCGGAGTTGGACGTGTCTGGTGGATTCGATTGTATCAATATCGAGGTGACTCCGGCGGGTGCGGGCATCTTCTACGTCAACATTTGGGGCGTCTGCCCCAGCTATCCGCCCGTGACCCACGGACTCGATGAGGTGACCGACTAGCGGCGAGGCTGTGAAGAGAGGGGCGGGAGAAATCCCGCCCCTAATGGAGGGGAGATATGCCCATTTGGGTGCGGCTGCTTGGGGTTGTGCACAAAGAGGAGCGGGGACTACTCAAAAGGTACCAACCCGGCGACTGGATACAAGCCACCAAGATGGAAGCCGCCCGATGGATTGCAGAGGGCAAGGCGGAGGCCCTTGGCACACAGAAGGAAGAACTCGAAAGGGGGTGTGGTATTGTCGCACCCATGGAATCCGCCTCACTGCCTCCCGGCTGGGAGGTAACCGTTCTTACGGAAAAACGCCTCGTCTACCCCCGCACCCTGTTTCTGGTCCCTGACATTCCCCTTGTCCGCGCGCTTATCCCTGTGGGGTTCAACCTTCTTGACCAATGGGACATGGCTGTCCCCATACATGATTATGACGAGCTTCTCTGTGACATAGGTGAGGCAGAGGAGCGCATTGCCTCACGTCGCCTTCTGGGTGACCTACGCGTTTTGGCCTTCGAGCCTGGCGCTGTGTTCGTAAAGGACTCTCCAAGGGGGCGGGCCTTTGTGGCTGCCTGGAGCGCGGAGAAAGGAGACCCCTATCATGCCCTCGCGCGCGCCCTGTGGCGGTCTAAGCCCTTGTGTTGTTACCTGCCTATCACATGGCTCGGACGAGATGTGCCCCAGTGAGGGGGGTATGCTATGTCGTGTATGGGCGAAACGCCTATCAACAGGCGCGGTACTCAATCGAGGGTCTGCGCCATAATAACCCTGACCTACAAGTCTGCGTGATAGGCGAACCCATGGCGGACGTTCGGAGCAAACGGGTGCCCCAGCACGACAAGGGCGGGCGATGGACGAAGATTTCGCTGGACAAGCTATCTCCGTTTGACCCTACACTCTACCTAGACGCAGACACGCGAGTGCGTGAGAGTGTGGCGCCTCTTTTTGAGTGGGTCGAGGCGGGATGGGATATGGCTATGGCTCTATCAAGCAACCAGCATGGCAAGGATTGGCTGTGGCACGTATCGGATGCAGAGCGCCAAATAACCGCGAGGGTGGTGGGGCCATGTATTCCGCAGTATCAAGGGGGGATGATGTGCTTCCGCAAGACGGAGGCTGTGCATCGGTTGTTTGAGGCGTGGCGGGGTGAGTGGGCGCAGTTTGAGGACCAAGATCAAGGCGCGTTTATGCGAGCGCTTATGTTCTGTCCTGTAAAAATGTGGGCCGTGGGGTCGCCCTGGAATGGTGGGACTGCTATCGCCCATCTCTTTGGGAGGGCGCGACAATGATTGTGCTCGTTGCAGATAACCCCTCCATGGGTGCCGCCTATAACATGGTGCCTGTTATGCAAGAGTGGGACGAGACGCATCTTCTCTGTGCCCAACCGGATGGGTGGCGCGAATGGGACCCCGGTCTCGTGCTCACCCCTGAGAATATGGCTCGCGCGCGCGAGCTCGTCGCATGCGCAGATGAGGTTATTGCGATAGGTGTTTCGGGCCTTCACCTCTTGGCCAAGTTGGAGAGCGATCTGCGGGCGTGGCGAGGTGCTTCCGCGTTCCTGATGGACCAGGCGTACTGGCGCTATTCTCGTCAGACCAACGAGCTGATGGAGGATATGGGAATAGGGCGGGTTTTTGTGCTGCCCAATCTAGCCCCCAAGGCTCCAGCGGGGGCAATTCCCATTCTTCAGCCGGTTGTGGTCCCCGACGTCCCGCCCCGCAAGAGCACCGACGTAATTACTGTCGTCCACGCGCCCGGCACAGAAAAAAAGAGGGTGCAGAAGGGCTCGGCGATGATTCGGCACGTCATAAAGGACGTGCCGGGAGTGCTGTATCGTGAGATTGTGGGCCTGTCCCATGCGCAGTCGCTGGCCTTTAAGGACTCGGCACATATCGTGATAGATCAGATACCGGCCAAGGGATGGACGCACGGGCTCGGCATGAACGGTGAGGAGGGGCTCGCCCGAGGCGCGGTGGTTCTGTCACACATGTATGACAAAGAGGTTACGGAAACTACCCCATGGGACTATCCTCCTGTTATAAGCGTGCACAATGCAGAAAAACTCCGTGCCACCCTGTGCGACCTTCGGTCGATGGGTGCGGGGGCGCTTGTGGCGATGGGTTGGGTGGGGTACAGGTGGGCCAAGGCGCATATCAGCCCCGAGGCATGGCTGGCACGATTCAGGTCATATTTTGAGGAGTGACGGGTGAGAGTTCATGTTGTGTCGAATGACTGGTCATCGGATTGGGTGATTGCGCGACTCGCCCGAGAGCTGGTTGATGGGACAGGTTGGACGTCGGGCGAGGGGCCGGACGCAAGCGCTGACGTAAACCTCTTTGCGCTATATTTGTTGTGGTGCCGCACAAGCTTTAAGGACACGCCAACCGTTACCTGGTTTACCCACCGCGAAGACATGACGGCTGGCAAGGTGAAGATGTGGGATGAGGCGGCCAAGGGGGTGTCGATGCGGCTTTCTCAGTCGCCGATGTACCTTGATTCTCTGCCCCGCCCAAACAAGTGGGTGCCCGCGCCCGTCGACCTGGAGCATTTTGCTCTTGCCCGCGCCCCGAGGCACAAAACACCCGTCATTGGTGTTGCTGGCTTTGTTTATGAGTCTGGTCGCAAGGGAGAGGCCCTCGCGGCGGAGCTTGCCCAGAGACGGCCTGAGTGGACGGTCAAGGCGACCGGGCGCGGCTGGCCCATCCCCATGGAGAGGCACACGTGGGCGACCATGCCCGACTTTTACCGCCTTCTGGATGTGTTTTTGTGCACATCGAGCATAGAGGGCGGACCAGTTACCGTGCTTGAGGCGCTCGCGACGGGGGTGCCGGTTGTCGTGCCTCGGCATGTTGGCATGATAGACGCCCTGCCCGAGATGGCGGGCATCTACCGCTATCCCGCCGGAGACATTCTTGGGATGGAGCGAGCAATCGCAGAGGCTCTAGACACACGGGTCAACCGGCGCGCGCTGCGCGAGGTGGCTGAGGAGTATTCTCCGGACCGCTGGCGTAGAGAGTGGAGCGAGGCTATAGCCGAGGTGCTCGATGCGCCCAAGGCTGAGGTTGAGCCCACTCCTTCCGACTGGCGGGAGCGGGCAGGATGCTATATCGTGGCCTTTGGGGCACCGTCGCGCCGATGTGCCGTCAAGGCTGTGCAATCCTTCAAGGAGCACATGCCCGACGTCCCGGTTGCTGTGGTGTCTGACCACCCGGTTGGTGCGGAGGACATTTTTATTGAGCACGAGGATGGGCCTGGCAAGAACGACATAGGCGGTCGGTCGGCCAAGACGCGGATATACGACCTTGCTCCTGCGGAGTGGGAGTATATCCTTTACCTTGACGCCGACACGGAGACCATCGCTCCTATTCCCTTCTTTTTTGACGCCCTTCAAGACGGCTGGGACCTACTCATTTGTGTCAATCCCGGCAAGTATCATGTTGCACGGGAGATGAAGCGCCCTGACAACCTAGACGAGTGCAGGGTCACATGGTCGGAGATAGGGACGCCGGAGGTGGTGCAACTACAGGGCGGGGTGATTGCCTTCCGGCGCAACGAGCGCACCAAGCGATTTTTCGAGGCATGGCACAGAGAGTGGCAACGGTGGGGCAAGCGAGATCAAGGAGCACTGCTTCGGGCGATGTACGCAAACCCCGTTCGTATGTTGCTGCTAGGTAACGAGTGGAATCTATCTACACGGTACCTTCCGGCTCAGCGTTCGGCGGGAATACTACACCACCAAACCCAAGCGCGTCGGTGGGAGGGGGTGGTAGATGGGCGCCTGGATGAGGTTACGGCTTGGCGTGCCGTGTCACGCTGGGAGAAGCGGAGGCGAATGTGAGGGTTCATGTAGTGGTTATGCGTCCCCACGCAGACCGAGTGTTGCCGCGCTGGGCACGGTACATGAACAAGCATTTGGGCTGGACTTATGACGACCACCCCAACCTTGAGGCCGACGTCAACTTTCTGGTGAACTATGCAGACGGATGGAGCCGATATGCCAACATTTCTGGCAACACGGCTGCGTGGTTCACGCACTATGATCCTTCCCCCCCTAAAGCCACGCTGTGGGACAGGGCGGCCCACGGCGTGGCTCTACGGGTGACCCAATGTCGGTTATACGAGCAACTGCTAACTCCCCTCGGCAGAAGCGCCGCTGTTGGGTCACCCGTAGAGCTACGCCGTTTCTCCCTCCGAAAAAGGCTGCCCATATACGGCATCATCGGCATGGGCGGGTACGTAGTGCCGGACGGTCGCAAGGGGGAGGCCCTTATAGGGGAGCTGGTCAAGCGCCCGGAGGTCAAGGGGCTCAACTTTGTAGCCTCTGGGCGTGGCTGGCCAGTGACAATGACGCCGTGTTCGTGGGCGGAAATGCCCTCATTCTACCATCGCCTGTCGGCCTATGTATGTCCCTCCCTTGTGGAGGGCGGGCCTCTTGGCCCCCTGGAAGCCCTTGCTTGTGGGGTGCCTGTGGTTATTCCATGGGGCGTGGGTATGATGGACGAGCTGCCCGAGACGGCGGGGGTTCGGCACTATCGCAAGGGCGATGTGGACGATATGACGCGGGCGCTTATGCGTGTGCTGGACGACCGTTATGACCCTGCGGTGTTGCGTGATACAGTGTCGAGCATGGATGTGCCCAAGTGGTGCAGACGTATAGGGGGTCTGTTTGAGGAGGTCTTTGGTGGATATGCCGTGTAAGTTTTGTGGGGTTGTGCCTGACACAAGCGGGACGTATTACCACAAAGAGACGTGCATCAGGCACCCACGGAACAAGGAACCGTGGGGGTGGCTGTGTCCGAGATGTGGCAATTCGGTGGCTCCGGGCTTGAGTGTGTGTGCGGCCTGTTTCAGGCCGTATGAAGAGGGCGGTGTAAACATAACCGTCACAAATGCGGCGGAGATTGCCAGTGAGATTTCCTGTACCTTGGATGATTTGTCGCGCTCTATATCCAATGCTGTCGGGAAAGAGCTAGAGACCAAGTAATGCTAGGCAAGGTAGTGGCCATATTATTCTGGGGTGTGCTAGCCATAATGCTTTTTGGCGTGGTCCCTCCCTGGTTGGGCGTCTCTTTGCTTGTTCTTCTGGCGGTGCTGAACGTGATAGCTATGGGGGTACATGGTGCTCAGTAGCCCAAGGCCTTTTGTCCTGTACTCGTACATCCGCACGGGCGGGACGTTTTTGGCCCACTGCCTAGACTCTCACCCGGACATTTTTATGCCCCGGCACGAGCCTTTCCGGGCAGAAGAGCACACCATGAGGCGGGTAGAGGGCGACCTCATGGGGTTGTACTGGGAGCAGCCGGGTTATGTGGCGACAGGATGCAAGGTGACCTATAGCCAGGCGACGCCCGAGATGTGGCACTATCTGGGGCTCAAGGGGGGGCGGATTATCCATCTGACACGGAATCCCCTCCAAACGGTAGTGAGTATACAGTTGCGCAAGCAGGCCCAAAGCGCCGGAGCGGACTATCCCACACAGAGGTATGAGCGGTCGGACCATGTACCCCGTATAACGGTGCACCCACCAGATGTACGCCTCGCTATTACGAACATTCTTGAGGAGCGCACAAGACTCGCGCCTCCACACGGCCTTCCCACCTTTGAGCTGACCTATGATGATATAACGGGCGGGCAAGATGTGTCTGCCGTTCAAGAGGGTGCGGCGCGTATGCTTTGCCGGTTCTTGGATGTGCCCTATCGCCCCCTGACCTGTCGGGTGCGCAGAGTCAATCCGGCCCCTCTGTCTCAAGTGATTGTTAACTGGGAGGAGTTGCGGCGAGCGTTTGCTGACTCGCCCTATGCCGAGTATTTGCGTGAGGAGAACCCTATGTCGGTAAGAAGGCGTCGCGTGCTGAACCTTGGGACGGGGCATCGCATTATAGAGGGCGCTGTCAACCACGACCGTTTCAAGCATCACCCGGCTATTGACATTGCCTGGGACCTAAAAGAGATGCCTTGGCCGTGGGAGGATAACTCCTTCGATTTCGTATCGGCTCGGTCAGTGCTAGAGCACATCCCCCAAGACCTTGTGGTCACGATGAATGAGCTGTGGCGCATCATAGCGCCCGGTGGGCATGTGGCCATTCGAGCGCCCTACTGGGACAGCCCAATTGCTCACCGCGACCCGACACACTACTGGTGCTGGGACTTGCGGACGTTCGACAACTTTGACCCGGACACTAAACTTGGCAGGGAAAACGATTTCCTGACCCCCTACAAGTGGCGCATCAAGGACGAGGCCCGTCTTGACAAGGCAGGCAACTCTATTCTGGTTGCATTGGCGGTGCGAAAGTGACCCAAACTCCCGAAGAGCTGTTTCAGTATCTGGCCGATCTATGCCCCGAGGGACCAGAGGTGCTTGACCTGACGAGCCATATTCCGAGCCAAATGCTGCCTTGGCAACGGTTAGCCTTGTGCTATCACGCCAAGGACGCGCAAAGTATCTTTGAGATAGGAACGTTTGTAGGCTGCTCGGCGGCCATTATGGCTACGGCCAACCCGGATGCGCGGATTGTAACATGCAACCCGTCTGTGCATGAGTATCAAGAGGCGCTTCTCTACTTGGCCCCTCATAAAGGGGTGTCTGTGTGGCACATGGCGTCTTGGGACGTGGACCCCGCCGAGGTCGGGGCGGTAGACCTGGTGTTTGTGGACGGGGACCACAAGCGGGTTGTGCGTGATCTTGTCTGGTTTAATTCTCTTTTACCCAACGGCACGATTCTCTTCCACGACTATTCGCCAGCGGCGTGTCCCCCAGTCTTTGATGCCGTCAATAGAATGGCAGAAAGCTTGGGGAGAGAGGCGCCCGATTTTGTATTGCTTGACGACGCAGGAATAGGCATGGCCGGGATTCGGCGCTATCCGGGGGAGAGCTGGCGCGATAGCGCGTAACGTGCTATAATCTAGAGTAGACGGCCAGACCGTCCATTTGCAGCGCACCCGAGGCGCCTCGGGTGCGCTGTTGCGCTTTACGGAGGCACCATGGCCAACAACTATGCTGACCCCGATGACGCTTTGCGGGTGATGGAAAAAAGCAAGTGGACTCAGGAAGAGGAGCTTTCTATGATCCTCTGTCTTGACGCAGCAGCCGCCCGAGTAGACACGTACTGTGGGCGTGAGTCGGGCATGTTTGTCGCTGACTCTACGGCTAGCGCCCGCACCTTTGTGGGGTCCGGCAGCCCAGTCCAACGCATCCCCGAATGTGCCGAGATAAGTGCGGTCGCTGTCAAGGATTCTATCACGGCCAGTTCGTACACAAGCTGGGACTCCACGGATTATATCAGTGCGCGGGGCGACCCCAAAGACCCGGACTTTAATAACACTCCTTATACGCTGCTCGTATGTGCCGCCGACGGTGACTATTCTTCCTTCCTGAGTGGACGTTGGTCGTGGAAGGGTGGGTTCAGGCCGGACCCCGAGCAGTATCGCCAGCGGGGCTATCCGACGGTACAGGTAACGGCCAAGTGGGGATATGCCACTACGGTACCGGACACTATCAAGCTGGCCACGGTCATGGTGGCGGTGCGGTGGTATAAGCGGCTGCAAAGTGGCATGAGCGATACCTTGGCCTCCGGAGAGCTTGGCCAGATGCTCTATACCATGCGTCTCGACCCGGACGTAGAGGGCATGCTGAAGGATTCGGGGTTCAAGCGCCCGATATGGTTGCTGCGATGAGCGATCTAGACATCAACGTCGAGATGCAACAGCTTCGCGAGAAGCAAGCCCGCATGGCGGAGGCTGCCAAAAATCTGTTTGGTCGCCATTTCTATGACGCCATGGGGCGCGCCACTCTGCTCGTGATGCGGTCGGCCCAAGAGGCGGCCCCT